GATATTCCAGTCGCCAGACGAAGATGTGCAAGCTATTATACTATTGGATGCAAAAAGGGTTAGGCTAGACTTTCCAGAGCTAAAGAGGCTTGCCTACGACGAATGGAAATACTGGGAGCCGGATTGTGTCTTGATCGAGGCAAAGGCGAGCGGAACACCCCTGACCCAAGAGCTTAGGCGGATGGGCATCCCTGTGACGGCCTATACACCATCTCGCGGCCAAGATAAGATTGCAAGAATGAACAGTGTGGCCCCGATATTTGAGAGCGGCATGGTCTGGGCACCGGATGAAACATTTTCAGAGGAAGTCATCGAGGAGATGGCAAGCTTTCCTTTTGGAGATAATGACGATTATTGTGACTCGTCAACAATGGCGCTGATGCGGTTTCGGCAGGGAGGCTTTTTAAGCCTTCAAGGCGATTACCCCGAAGAGGCTGAGTTCTTAAAGCGCGACAGACAGGTATATTACTAATGGCAATTGAAAAAAAAGGTTTAGGCACAGAAGACAATCCTGACGTTATGCCCACCGGCAGTGCGTTGGAGATCGAACCTGAGATGACTCGCAATGACGAGATCCGTAACGCGGCAGAGATATTGGTTCGTGAGGCGGACGTTCTTGTTGACGATGAGATCGACGAAGAGGAAGGGGGAGAGATCCCAGAAGAATTTAATGCCAACTTGGTTGATTTTATTTCCAAGAGCGACCTCTCTAAGCTTGCCAGTGACGTGATCAGCTCGGTAAAGGCGGACAAAGAAAGTCGAAGCGAGTGGGAGAAAACTTACACGGACGGCTTAAAATATTTGGGGATGAAATTTGACGAGTCTAGGAGCCAGCCATTTGAAGGCTCTTCTGGCGTTATTCACCCCATCTTGGCAGAGTCGGTCACCCAGTTTCAGGCAAGTGCCTACAAAGAACTCCTGCCAGCCAAGGGGCCGGTAAAGGCGGAGATTGTTGGTGCCCGCAACCCTGATGTCGAGATGCAGGCTTCCCGGGTTCAAGACTTTATGAATTATTACCTGCTCAACGTGATGCAGGAGTACGATCCAGAATTGGACATGCTCCTGTTCTATCTGCCCATTGCTGGCAGTGCGTTTAAGAAGGTGTATTTTGACACCGGCTTGAGCCGCGCCATGAGCAAGTTTATCGAGCCGCAGGCCCTTATTGTGCCCTACGAAAGCTCTGACCTTTTCACGGCTGAGCGTGTGACTCACGTCATAAACATGAGCCGCAACGAAATCAAGAAGCAGCAAATCAATGGCTTTTATGCAGATGTAGACCTCAAGGGAGGCTCGACAATCGTCTCTCGGAGCGATATTGAGGAGCAGATCGACGAGATTGAGGGCATGGAGCCTTCGTATCAAGAAGATCGTGACCACGTTGTTTATGAAACTCACACCATATTGGATATCCCCGGGTTTGAGGATGTAGGTGAAGACGGCGAGCCTACCGGCCTAAAATTACCTTACATCGTCACCATCGACGAGCAAAGCCAGAAGGTTTTGTCCGTTCGCAGAAACTACGTTGAGACAGACCCTCGAAAGGCCAAGATTAATTTCTTTGTGCAGTACAAATTCTTGCCGGGGCTTGGCTTTTATGGTCTAGGCCTGAGCCATATGATTGGCGGCATAGCCAAATCAAGCACGTCTATTCTTCGGCAGTTGATTGACGCAGGCACGCTGGCTAATTTGCCGGCAGGATTTAAAGCTCGCGGGATGCGTATCCGAGACGAGGACAGCCCCTTGCAACCGGGCGAGTTTAGGGATATTGACACCACAGGGGCGTCTCTGCGTGACAACCTGATCCCTCTTCCGATTAAAGAGCCGTCAAACGTCCTTATGCAGCTACTAGGGCTGCTTGTCGAGTCCGGTAAGCGGTTTGCCAGTATATCGGACACGAACATCGGCGAGATGAATCAAGCCATGCCTGTGGGCACTACGGTGGCGCTGCTGGAAAGAGGCACCAAGGTAATGAGCGCCATTCACAAGCGCCTTCACTACAGCCAGAAGCTTGAGTTTCAGCTTCTTGCCAAGGTCTTTGCCGAGTACCTACCGCCAAGCTATCCATACGTTTCAAAGAATGGGCCGCAGGAGATTATGGGCACAGATTTTGATGGACGGATAGATGTGGTGCCCGTCTCTGACCCGAATATCTTTAGCCAAAGCCAACGAATTACCATGGCGCAAGAGCTTCTGACCATGGTTCAGTCGAACCCTCAGATACACGGCCCTACAGGCATTTACGAGGCCTACAGGCGCATGTACGCGGCGCTTGGTGTCGATGATATTGACAGCCTTATACAGCCGCCACCACCACCCCCGCAGCCAATGCCTGTCGATGCTGGCATTGAAAATAGCGGATTCTTGATGGGGCAGCCGGCTCAGGCTTTTGAGCCTCAAAACCATCAGGCGCACATTGACACGCATAGGTCTTTATTCTTGACAGATGTCGTTAAGCAGAACCCGCCTTTGCAGGGCGCTATAATTGGCCACATGATGCAGCACCTCCAGTTTATGGCAGGGCAGATGGTTCAGGGGCAGATACCTCCAGAGCTTAACCAGCAAATGCAAGAAATGCAGGCGGCTGCCCAGTCAGGGCAAGTTCCTCCTGATCAGTTGCAGCAGCAGCAAAGTCAAATTCAGATGCAGATCGAGAAGATATCATCTCCCGTCTTGGCGCAATTGACTCAAGAGCTTTTGGAGTCTATTGGGCAGGGCAACGAGACCGACCCTCTGGTTCAAATTAGGCAGCAAGAGCTTGCGATTAAAGAGAAGACGGTTGAAGCTGAGAATGAACAGTTTGAGGCCAAGCAGCAGCAGCGTGCAGAGGAAAAGCTTCTCGAAACAGAAATCGCTAGGGAGCGGCTTGGTATACAGAAGAATGTGGCAGACGATAAGCTGGATGTTGCTATCCGCCGCTTAGATCAACAGGCGGAGCTAAAGCTCCTTGATATGCAAAATAAAAACATGAGAGGGCGATAATGTCTGAGTTAATTTCATCTACAAGTTATATGCGAAAAAAGATCGAAGACCTTCGAGACCAAAAAAAGCTTGCCAGAGATGTAGAGGCAGCCTTGGCCAAGAAACAAGCGGAGGACGCGGCAGAAAAGAAGCAGAAAAGCGATGCGCGTATTGCGGCAAAGCTGGCTAGGTTATCTGGCGTTGAAGCGCCTGCTGTAAAAGAGCCTGCTCCTGAGCCGGTTAAGGCTCAAGAAGACGTTGTGGCAGAGGAAGCGCCTGTAATTAAAAAGGCTCCGAAAAGGGCTGCGGCAAAGAAACCAATCGAACAAACTGAGGAAGAATGATGAAAGATTTAAGCAGAGTTAAAAAGGTCGATTCGCCAAAGAGTAGCATCAAGTCTATACCCACAGAACCAGCCTTGGTTCGCCGAACCATGGGCGGCAAGGTAAAGGTGATCAAGGCTCGCGGCGCTGGCGCGGCTACTAGAGGGTTTAACTTTCATGAGAAAGTGTAATGGATGATATAGACCTCGGCTCTCGCATGAAGAAAGTCATGGGGGAGCGGAGAGATCTTATTCGAGATGTCATGATGAACGGTATGCTTAAAGATGTAGAACATTATAAATCTTTGCAAGGCGAGCTAACTGTTATAAACTTAGTGGAGGAAACGATCAGAGAATTCTACAAGGAAATCTAAATGACAGACCCAATAACAGACTCGGCTTACGTTTCAGGCGACGAGCGAGTTCTAGACCCAACCCTGCTTGAAAAATCAGCCATAGAAAGAATGCCTACCCCTGCTGGGTGGCGCATGCTCGTCTTGCCATACTCTGGCAGGGCCAAGAGCGATGGCGGTATACACCTCCTAAAAGGCACCGTAGACCGAGAGGCTTTGGCCACGGTTGTTGCCTATGTAGTCAAGAAGGGGCCGTTATGTTATGCGGACACCGACAAATTTGGCGACAAGCCTTGGTGCGAAGAAAGGCAGTGGGTTCTGATTGGCCGTTATGCTGGCGCTAGATTTAGGCTTGAAGATGGCGGTGAAGTGCGAATTATTAACGATGACGAAGTCATTGGAACCATATTAGATCCCGACGATATAGTGAGCTTTTCATGATTGAGAATCAAAACGCAGAGCAGGTTGAAGAGGAACAATTTTCTATTCAGGTCACAGAAGACCCGGTAGAAGGATCTGGTGGTGAAGGCGACGAGCTTGAGAATTACACCAAGTCAGTTTCTAAACGGATTAACAAGTTAAACGCAAAGCACAGAGAGGTTGAGCACCGAGCGCAGCAGCTTGAGCAGATTGCGATGCAAAAAGAGGCGGAGTTGCAGCAGTACCGTAAGTATACGGTTCAGCAGTCAAACACCGTCCTTGCCAAAGAAGAAGAGGCTATAGCCTCTAAAGAAGCGCAGATCGATGACGTTTATCGCAAGGCGGTCGAGAGCGGTGACGCCGACTTGATCACGAAAGCCTCAAAGCTTCAGAACGATATTGGGATTCAAAAAGAAAAGCTTCGGGTTGCCAAGTCTCGGCAAAGGGCCGCTCAGGAAGAGTCTTATGTCAGTCAGGGCAATGAGCAGGTAGTTAATTATCAGGATCAGCAGCAGGTTCAACAAGAGGTTAAGCCTACTGAAGACGCCTTAGAGTGGCACGATAAAAACCCTTGGTACGCTAACCAAGATGACGAAGAGGATATGAAGGCAACCCAGTACGCCTACTATGTTCACTACAATTTAGCGAACGAAGGCTTCGACGTTGGTTCCGATGAGTATTACGAAGAATTGGACAGCAGGGTCGGTACGGTTTATCCTCACACTAAGTCTGCCAGTAATGGTGGATCTAAGACCGTTCAAAGTGGAAGCAGACCCGCTGTGCAAAGAGTCGCTTCAGCTACCCAAGGTGGTGGTCGGTCAAAAACACAAGGCAAAAAGAATGGCGTG